CGGACAGAGGCTGACCTGCGGGCAGCTGTTGTAAACAATGAGCGGCGGAGGGGCAGGCGGGGCGCTGGTGCACCCGGCGCACAGCATCAGGTAACTCAGTGCGGTACCAGTGGCGAAAGGCCTCATTCTCATTTAATAACCTCGTAATCGCGTTTTCTCGCTGCAGTGCCTTCGCGCTGGCGGCATCGAGCCGCTGGCGCAACGTAACCTGCGCCTGCTGGTTCTTTGCCGCCAGTTCGGCAGTGGCGTTGAGGGTGCTTTTAAGGCGCGTAAGGGTGGCACTTTGCTCGCGCGTCAGCTGCTGCGCGTTGGCCAAAGAGGCGCGTAGGGCGTAATTTTGCTCAACGAGCCAAAGCCCACTTAGCGCCGTCAGCAGCAGCGCCGCCAGGCGGGCGTTCATTGCACCCCCTGCAGGCACCATGTGCGCTCGCGCTGGCGGCGGTTCTCCAGGCCGCGGTTGTGTACCCCATCGACATAGACCCAGCGCGGCAGCTGATCGCAGGCCTGTTTCCACGCCTTCTGGCGCAGGTACCAGGCAAGCGTTGAGGCGCATGCCGCGCCGCTGCCGACGTTAAAGGTGAAACTGACCATTGCGTCATAAACCGGTTGCGGCATCTCTACCGGTATGCATTGCGCCAGGCGGCGTTCAACGTGTAATACATCGGCAACCAGATTGGCAGCAGCCTCCTTTTCGCTGATATCGCGCGTAGGAACCACCTTCGCCGTGTGGCCAATACCCGAAGTCCAGACGCCTGCGCTGCACTGATAGGGGCGCAGGCGGCAGCCTTCAAGATCGGTAATCAGCGCTAATCCCGCCTGCGAGGTGTGTAGTAGATGAAAATCGGGTAGCAGGAGCGCCAGCGCCAGCACCGCCGCTGCGCTACAGCGTTTAACGGGGAAGCCCATTGACCACCTCCTGGCTCACTGCGCAGGATTTGAGGAACAGATAGCTTTTACGGCGGTAATACCAGTTCACGCCGACTGTCATGACGACGCCGAATGAGCCGAAGTAAGCGGCAAAATCTTGCGGCGTCACGGCGCCAAAAAAGGTCAGGGCGACGCTAATCCAGTAGGCCAGCGACGAGCTGATTCTCTCGATACTTACGCCCATAGATTCACCGTCTCTTGCATAGACTGGGCCGCAATATCTGGCAGATTAATGGCGGTACCATGCGGGAGAACTATGCCCCGTTCGGCAAGGCCGGGATTGGCGCCCAGCACGCTTTCGACAACGCCTGCTGTTCGCCCGTAGTAGCGCAGACAGACCAGATCGAGGGTGTCGCCTTGTTGAGTTATCACATTCATCGTTTTGCGTCTCTTACCGTCCGGAAACTTTTCCATGGTTAAGTTTCCGCAACGGAGAGGAGAAGCGCTATGCATTGACGCTGGCGCGTGGTTGGCACAACAAGGGAGAAGAAAAAGCGGCGCACCGGGCGAGGGAAACGCTAGCCGGTGCGTAAGAGTACGGTTAAGAGAGTAGCCAGGATCGGGTTCAACGGGCTATTCGGCTTTGTAATAAATATCCTCATCATCGGGAGTAGTGTTCTCGCTCTCCGCCAGATCCGCGATCAGGCTTAAGGCCAGCTTCAGGTCGGAAGGCTTGCAGTTGGCGATAAGCGACACCTCGGCAATGAATTGCACGCATGCCCATTTGTGCTGAGTCTGATTTAGTCGTTCAAAGACCATGAATTCCTCTCATGAATTCTCTTACTGTATGTTTATACAGTATCATAGGCTGGATATTTATGGGAAGCGAAGATTATTTTGTCTTATCACTATGTTGCTGATAAAAAAACAGTATTGTGAAGTGACAAATATTCTGACCATCTATCACTTGCCAAAAAGTCATTATTCTTAATGATGTTGAGAGCGCTTTTCGAGCGCATATTTCGTTCACAGAGGATATCTTCCTGCAACCAGCGGGTGAGTTGCCGGCGCTGGTCATTTGTTAACGGTTTAGCCGGCTCGAAGGGCGTACAGTTATTGACAGAACTCCAAGCGGCCGCAGTCGCGCCCTGAAAAACCGCCACCGCGCGCTTCGGCACGATGGTCCATTTTTTCAGGCGAGTTAGTACCGGCGAGCCGTTGCCGATCGTCGTGTCATACACACCGCGAATACGAACCATCGGTTCGCCGTACTGGTTACATCTCTCCTCTGTTTCATACAGCGTGCGAACCTGCAAATCGTCCCGACGCACAAACGGGCCGCCCTGGGCGTTGACGTAGCCGGCCCAGTCGCCGTTATCAGCGGCATCATGCACGTCGGCAAACTCGACGCTCAGCCCTTTAGCCGTGGCGCTGTCGGCCATTTTGCGTAATTCGCGGTAAACAGTGACCGGTGCGCCGCCGACAAACTGAAACTGGCGGATATGCCAGCGCGCCGCCCAGGCGGAGACCGCGCAGGCGCTCTCTTTCAGCGGCGCGTCCGTCTCGTGGTCGGTTTCATTCTCCAGCGCGTAACCGTCAATATTCTTGGCGATATACTTTGCCACATACCCCGTTGCGCTCCCCTTTTGCGCATCGATCGCTTCGGCATGAAAGCGCGCTTTCCGCGCCTTGTCGCTGCGTAGCTCCTCGCTATCTTGCTGGTGGGCAAAATCGCGCAGGATCTCGCTTACCTTCTCTCTCTCCTGCGGCTGCATAAAAAGCAGCAAGTGCCAGTGCGGGGTGCCATCATGATGCGGCTCCGCAACGCGAATACCAAAAATGCGCAGGCCGTCACGGTGCAGCCTCGCGCGAATGCGCGCCCACAGGCGGGTGAAGTAACCCTGGGTTTGCGCCGGGCTGGCGCCGTTCCATTTCAGGTTGCGATGCCCGGTGTGGGATGTGGCGTGAAAGGCGGCAGGCGCAGTAAGGGTGTAAAACTCGCCGACGTAACCGAGGGAGCGACAGATAGTTTCGAAACCGCGAATGCGCGTCATCAGCTCGCAGCGGCGGATCGCCGGGTTGGCTATCGACCCGTCATGCTTACCAATCAGGCTGATGCGGTTTCCCTCTTCATCTTCCAGCTCCATGCTTTTCAGAAACGCCCGTTGGCGGCGCTTCTGTTCGCGCCAGGTGGTAATGCAATCCCGGCTGGCGTAGGGCTGTGTTTTGCGGCTCACCAGCCCCAGCGCGATGTGCAGATGCTCGCGCCACTGGGCGGCGGCCCGGCGAAGATGGCCACGCCACCACTGCTCGCTGAAGAGGCGGATCACCGCCGGGGCGAGATCCTCCGCGCAGACGCGGCGTTGCGTGACGCGCTGCCAGTGCGGCGGGGTAACATTAAACTGCAGGGCGATAAGCGCAGCGTGGTGATACCAGCGGTGCAGGGTTTTCAGCTCGGTCTGCTCATCGACATCAAGATCTGCCAGCTCGCCACGGATAAAGTGGGCGATATCTTCCGCCAACTGGTCGACGCTGGCCCGGTTACAGTCCGCTAACTGGTTGTAGCGGTTAACCAGATCGACCAGCCGGCCAGCCAGCGCCTGCTGGAAAGCCGTGTCGAAATGGCCGTGAAAGAGCGCCTTTGAGACGCGTGATTGTAAATAATCGATCTGGTAGCGGGCATTCACCGCCTTTAGCCGTGGCAGGGTTTGCCTGGCGAAATGCAGCAGAAAGGCGTGCGCACGTGCAGGACCATGCGCCTTTTCCAGCGCCTGCTCTGTGCGGCTGATGGAGAGACGCACGCAGGCAGGCTGCAGCGCCAGCGCACGACGCGCCTGCAGCACCGCCGCAATGTGCTGATTGCGGCGGTGCTGTTCGGCGTGGGTCAAATAGGGGCTGGCGACAGCGCTGCGTGGCGCGTTCCAGGGATAAGCCAGGCTGACAGCCACTTATCCTCTCCTGAAGTGCTTATCTTTCAGTTCAGCGATCTGCTGGCAGCTGACGCAGCAGGTTACTCCTGGCAGTGCCATGCGACGTGCCTCGGGGATTGGCATGTCGCAGTATTCGCAGGTTAAGCGCGAGGGGAGCAGTAAGCGGCGGCGGGCGTGCAGAATATGCCGCTCGCGCTCCTCCATTTCGCGTTGTTGAACGCCATCCATTTCATCGGCCATCAGTGCAGCTCCAGCGACTGGTTATCGATATGGGTCGCTTCCTGACGCAGCAGCTCGGCGGCGGCGCTCCAGTCGAGGCGCTGGGAGGCAATAAAGCTCGCCAGCGTATCAAGGCGGGCAGAAACGACACCGGCGCAGCGCAGGCGTTCGTTATTGCGGGCTTCAGCCAGCAGCAGCGTGATTTCATCGCCGCTGCGGGCGAGGGGGTGAAGTGCGGTCTTTCTCATAGTAACTCTCCTGAATTTGGGCAAAGGGAGGCCCGACGGGTTGACGTCTCGGTGTTGAAATTAGGGGCTAAAGCGACATAGTTAGCCGTTTCGGAAACAGGCTGACAACGACGCGAAAGTGGTTCATGGCAGCAACCAGCGCGCGCTTCTCCTCGAGGGTAAGCTGATGCGGGTCAAGTGTCTGGCGGGCCCTGGGGACGCGGGCGAGAAAGAAGAGCGCCGCCAGCGCCCGGGCGTTCGCTTCATACTGCTCGTCGCGTCTGTCGCGCAGATCGTCGATAAAGCGCGCTACCTCGCTCCAGCTGTCGCCCCAGTGGCGACCGCGAAGTTCGCTGATGTGGTTTAACCCGGTAAGCCGCTGGCCGGCACTCAGCGGTGTGCTGGCGGTAGGGGAGGTGATCGCCATAGTTCCTCCTGCGTGACTGTAAACTCGCAAATGCAAACTAACTGAATGAGGCGGCGGAGTGCCGAACGATGTCGTTGCAGCCGATAGCCTGCTGCATTAACTTATCGCGCCACGCTTTGACATTAATCAGCATACAGCTGCGTTTACCGGCGTCGGTATGCTCGCGGGTCGGGGCGTTAAGCCGCAAGCCCTCATCGAGCCGCTGCCACACCAGATATTCGCTGATACCAAGCATTACGGCAAAATCCTGCATCGTCATTGCATCGGCCATCGCCGGGCGGATCAGGGTTTGCAGCGCCGGTAGCAGGGCAGGGATTAGCTTATCCCTCTGCCCATGCGAAAAGGTGCTGAATTGCATTTGAGAGCCGGATAACGGATGCGACGGCATTGATTTTGCATCTGACATATCGCATTATCTCCTGTTGTTTGAAATGTAGTGCAACGCTGTGCATTTTGGTCGATGAACAGCAATATAGATCGCAAATGCGATTGTGTAAATCACTTTTTCGATGTTGGTATCCATGAGTGAAAACAAGATGAGTGTTCAGGATGTGGTGGAGCGCATTGCAGCCTCCTACTCCGTATCCAGTCAGAAAGCGCTTGCCGAGGCGCTTGATGTGCCGGCGAACAATATCAGCAGCTGGATCCAGCGGGAAAGCGTGCCCTATAAAGCGGTGGTCAAATGCGCGCTCGATACCGGCGCGGATCTGCACTGGCTGGTAAACGGTGAGTTTGCAAATGCGAAGCTGGTCGAGAAGCCACAGGTAAAAGGTAAGGCGCTGTATGAGGAGATCCTCTCGGCGGGTGGACGCCCGGTGCTGCGGCGTATCCTTGACGCCTACGGCTTCCAGATGCAAAAGGAGCTGGGCGATTTGCTCGACATCTCTTCAGGCACCATCAGCACCTGGGTGCGCCGCGACTTCTTCCCTGGTGATGTGGTGGTCACCTGTGCGCTGGATACCGGTGTCTCCCTGAAGTGGCTGGCAACCGGGCAGGGTGAGATGTACCCGGCACCGGCTGCTTCGCAGAACGATGGTGTCATTACCCTTCCGAAATTCCGCCATGAGTCTGGCGAGCTGAAAGAGGCGGGCGTCTGGATATTAGATCCTTCGCTGGCACCGGCTGCTACCGATAGTCTGCGCTTTATCGACGGATTACATGCCGGCTGGCTGGTGGATACCGCCGCGCAGAAGGTTGGCAACGGGCGCTGGGTGATTGGCATTGATGACGCACTCGATGTCTTTGATGTCGTGCGCTTGCCCGGCGGTAAAGTGCGCCTGAGCAATAATGCGGTCGATTTTGAGTGCGGTGTAGCGGAGATCGCGCCGTACGGCGTGGTGCTCTTCACGCTGGAAAAGCATGTGTAAGCGGCAATGACGGTCAGTAAACAGAGGTGCGTGAAAGGGGTCTGTGAAGTCTATCATCAGGGGCGCGACGGGCGGCATATTCGCCGACAGTTCTCCACCAAAGGTGAAGCGGAAGCATTCGACGCCAGAGCGCATCCTGATCCGCTGGCCGCGTTTGATGGCTGCAACGTAGCGGCAGGAGATGCATGACTTTGCATTTCACTGCACTTAACCTGCCTGATGTACCGGGAAAATCAAAGCACAGGCCGCATGATGTGGGGCGGCTGCTAAAGCGGCTTAACTAACTATTCTGGCCTTTAAGCACAATGTTTTGTCTCTTCAGGTAAAATTATTAACCTTCTGATGATGTTTACTTTACAATGCCGCTTCGACCTGAAGGAGATGCGGTGAAGTACGTTTTTCATCCTACGAGAGCCCAACGCGCAGCCCTGTGGCTGGGGCTGTTTGCGATCCTGCTGATCCTCGTCGCCCCCCTTATTTCAACTGCCCTGCAAAAAGATCCGATGAGCGCGATGCCCGGTATGCATCATGAGATGAGCATGCCAATGCCCGCGCAGAACGATCATGCACACCACGATCATGCCCACCATGAGATGTCGCAGCCAGAGAGCCCGCCGCCTGCCATGCCGCTCGATCACGCTGAAGCGTGCGGTTACTGCGTGCTGCTGGCGCATGTTCCCGGCCTGATTTTCCTGCTTGTTCTGCTGCTGCTGGGACGTGTGCTGCGCGTGACCTGCACGCCTGCCCGCACGCGCCCGCGGCTGTGGCACTTTATCCCCTGGCTTTGGCCGGACACCCGCGCGCCGCCGCATTTCCGCTTTTCCTGACCCCAAAATAGTGTTCCGCCTGTGCGGAATGGCACACCTTTGCGCTTTTTGAGGAAAAGTATGACTTCCTGCACCTCTCGTGCGGCGTGGCTTAACCTGCTGCGACGCCTCCATTTCTATATTGGCCTGTTTGTCGGCCCCTTTATCTTTATCGCCGCGCTGAGCGGTACGCTCTACGTTGCCACGCCGCAGCTGGAAAACTGGCTTTACCACGATGCGCTGTATGGCGTGGAGAGCGGCGAGCGACAGCCGCTGGCTGACCAGCTTCGTGTCGCCGAACAGGTGACGGGCGGCCATCTGCGTTTACAGGCAGTGCGCCCGGGCTTGAGCGACAACGAGACGACGCGGGTGATGTTTGCAGATCCGCAGCTTGGCGTCTCGGAGAGCCGGGCGATTTTTGTCGATCCGGTGTCGTTACAGGTAAAAGGGGATATGACCGTCTACGGCACCAGCGGTATTTTGCCGCTGCGCCAGTGGATTGATTACTTGCATCGTTCGCTGCTGCTGGGCGATCCCGGCAGGCTTTATAGTGAACTGGCGGCATCGTGGATGTGGATCGCCGCGCTCGGCGGCATTGCGCTGTGGTTTTTTACCCGGCCGAAACGGCGCATCAATAACCGCGTGCAGAACCATCGCCGGCTCCACGTTACGCTCGGCTGGCTGCTGCTGGCAGGCATGCTGCTCTTCTCCGCTACCGGCCTGACCTGGTCGCAGTGGGCGGGCGGCAACGTTGATAAACTGCGCGCCGCGTTTAACTGGATGACGCCGCAGGTTAACACGCAGCTCCAGGGCGAAGCCGCACCGGCCGATCCGCATGCCGAGCACCATATGCATCACCAAGGGATGGCGATGCCCGACATGGCGCTTAACCCGGCGCTACTTGACGCGGTGCTCGTCCGCGCGCAGGGAGCCGGAATTACGGCAGAGAAAGTTGAGATCCGCCCGCCGCGCGATGCGGAACACGCCTGGACGGTTACGGAGATCGATCGCCGCTGGCCGACGCAGGTGGATGCAGTTGCCGTTGCAGGAAGTTCACTGGCAGTGATAGATCATGTCCACTTCGACGAATTCCCGCTGATGGCGAAGTTGACGCGCTGGGGCGTAGATTTTCATATGGGCGTGCTGTTTGGCCTTACCAACCAACTGCTGTTAATCGCCTTTGGCAGCGCGCTGTGCGTGATGATTATCGTCGGCTATCGTTTGTGGTGGATCCGCCGTCCGGCGGTGAGCGAGACGCTGCTCCACGTCTGGCTGCAACTGCCCATTGTAGGCCGGTGTGGGGTGCTGATGATTGCACTGCTGCTGGGGTTGGCAATGCCGGTCATGGGCGGCAGCTTACTGCTGTTTATGCTGGTCGATATCCTGCGCTGGCGCGGAAAACACAGCGCATAAAGGCAGTATAAATCGTCATCGGCTGCTGATTGTAAACTTATAATTACACTCGGCAGTCTTCTAAATGCTACAAAAGTTGATTGTGTAACGAAATCTGTACGTATTGTGGATTGAAATCTTTACCTGATGTGATATGGTGTCAGCTCCCTCGCTTGAGGAACCCTATCGCACACGAGCCATACAGGATTTGATCATGCAAAAAGACGCGCTGAACAACGTACACATCACCGACGAGCAGGTTCTGATCACCCCGGAACAGCTGAAAACTGCTTTCCCGCTGACCC